CTAAAGAAACTCCCGCAGAATTTCAATATTCTGCGGGAAGAGGTCAGGCCGGTTCATGCGAAGCAGGATCTTGCGTTTATCCGCAGTTTGCTCCGGTAACGCCGCCGGATGCGGGAATAAGCCCCGGATATGGATGCCTATCCGTGTCCGGGGCTTGTTTCTCAGCAAAGATACAAAAAGGTCCCATACCTTCTCGGTACGGGACCGACCCGGTCTAACCGGTTTTGGCAGGGGCAGAGCGTTGCCCTTTGCGTCCAAAAAATTCAATACATCTTTTGTTGGATTCGCTGGCGCCATAACTACCCGAATCCGAAAACCATCGTGGTCATCATAGACGAAAATTTTGTAAACGAATTTGTCTATGATGATTTTTTGGTTTTCGGGGGAGAGTTGGCCAAAGTCAGCCGTTTCCTTGAAACACTTTTTGATATCTTCGAGAGATTTCCCTTCGGCCCCTTTTACGCTTTCCAACTCGAAAATTTCAAGCTGTGCATTTTTCTTTTGCTCAGAAAGGGTATTCAGAGTTTCACGAAGTTCGGGGGCGTAAGTGCCATCTGCAATGGCCATGGTGATATTGCTTATTTTACGATCCAGCGCGGCAATTTCACGCCGTTTCGTTGCAGCTTTATCAGTGGAATCGTTGGCTTTGAAGCTCTTGTAAATCCGGGTACAGATCTCATCAATGTTCTTACTGCTGAAAATTTTTGAATTGATCTTCTCGACGACAGCCTTTTCGATCATGTCCCGGTCAACCGGCTTCTTGTCGCATTCCTTTGTCCGTTTTGCATTACTGCAGACATAGTAGAAATATTCGTAATTCTTATATCTCCGAGCTTCTCCAGTCATTGCGGCGCCACAGTGCCCACAAAAGAGCTTCCCACTCAGTAAATAAAACGCTTTTGCCATATTTCTCCCCGCCTTATGACGATTTTCTTTCATCTTGCGCTGCACGGTTTTCCAGGTATCCTGATCAATGATCTCTGGCATTCCGTTCGGGACCCGGATGATCTGTTCGTCAGGTTTCAGTTTATGCCGGTTCACTTTGCCACGAATATCTTTCGGAGCGAGTCTGTTATAGACATAAGTACCGGTATATTTTTCATTCTTTAATATTTCATGAAGACTGTTTTTCCCAAATGGCCGGCCGATTTTTGTTTTGCATCCGCGAGCGTTCAGTGTGTCGATGATATCCGAGTATCCATGGCCTTCCGCATACATTTTGAAAATCAGTCGCACAGCGGCCGCTTCCGCCTCGTTAATCCGATAGGTCTTGTCGCTGTTTACGTCATATCCGAGCGGTGGGATACCGCCGGTATGGAGACAATTGTAGGCGTTCTCTTTCAACCCCTTCATGACTTCGCGGGCAAGGTTGGCACTGTAGAACTGATTCATGCCAATAATGACCTGCTTCATCAGCGCGCCTTCGGGGGTCTGATCGAGCCGCTCATTGACGGAAATCAACTGCACGTTATTCAGACGGAGTTGCCGTTCATAATAGAGGGTGTCGAGGCTGTCCCGGCTGAAGCGGTCGAGCTTGTGGACGATCACAGCCTGAAAATGCCCGAATCGGCTGTCCTCGATCATTCTCAGAAATTGCGGCCGGTCGGACGTTCGACCGGTCATGGCTTTATCGGCATAGATATGGACGATCTCAAAATCATAGTGGGAAGCAAAGTACTTGATGGCACGTACCTGAGCTTCTATACTTTCCTCACGCTGGTTGTCGGAACTGTACCGCGCGTAGGCAACCGCCATTTGCAATTTGATTCCCTCTTTCAGTATAAAAACTTATTTTGCCGTAGTAATGCTTGTTTCAATCTGATCCCCGCCGCCCGAAATTACAATGCGGTGTGTCCCGGCTTTCGTTTTTGCACCGACTTTCCAAGTCCAGGAAACGGATCCGTCCGAACCTGAAGCTTTTGATTCGAGACCCTGAGCGGAGCTCTTTCCGGCAGAATAATAAACAGCGATGCTGTATTGAATATTTGGTTTGCCCTTTATGGTAAGAGAGGCGTTGCTGCCATTCGTAACCGTTCCGGGGGCGTCGACCAGCGTCAACTTAGAGCTGGCGGCTGCTTTCGGTGCTGTAGATGAAGGAGCTTTCGAAGAGGTTATTTTCGATTCTGTTCCTTTACTCGAAGCGGCTTCGGAAGAAATCGCTTCTGACGATGTTCCTTCACTGGAAACATTGCTGGACACGACAGCGGAATTAGCGGACGATGCCTGCGAAGAAGAGGACTGATTGCCTCCGGAACAGGAATTTACAGCGGCCGCTATGATAATTATGATGGCAAAAATACCAGCAAATAAACCGCACCCATGTTTCTTCTTCGGTGGGGGATTAGAGCCGAGCAAATTATTATTGCCTTCTGGAGGTGCTGGCGGCAGATCGCTGCCTTTGCCTTCTTTTCCACCTATTTTTTCAGATTTTACATAAGAAATTCCTGTACCTGGGATGCCGACGCTGGTCGTTTTCCGACCAGTTGTGCTGTATGTAACATGTGCACCACGAACCCCGGCGCTTACGCTCATACCTTTTTTGCCAAAATTTAACCGCAGGCCTTTCCCGAGGCTTACGCTTCTGCGAAACCGCAATCCCATAATTTTTCCTCCTCGTAAGCCACGCATTTATTTTGTCGATGCGCTGCTTGATATCTGACTCCTGATCGCATCGGTTGCTGATGGGCCGCCCATGGATGCCAATCCGGCAAACAAAAATTCGACCATAAAAATATAGATGAATACTTTCGTGACAATCTTTTTCTTCTTGAAAGCGGGGTCCTTAAAGGAATGAACAAAATAATAGATGACAAGTAAAACACAAATTAATCCGCTGAGAACATAAAGCTTTGTTGTGTAGGAAATCAGGCACGCAATACCCAATGCCAGAATCAGCTTGGCCGAATAAAAACTCCAGATCTTCTTGACGATTTCCACTTTACCGCCTCCAATCATTCCATATTTTTCAGAGCTTTTGCTATGGCAGTGAGCTCTTCAATTTGCTTTTCGTTCAATGTCTGAGCAACTTTGAGCAGTGCAGAGCAGTCATTTTTCTGAATTCGCTCACTACGTCCCTTATTGGCAAAATAGGTTGTAATCGTCCCCGTGAGCATTCCAATCAATCCAATCCCGAAAAGCATCAAAATGACTGCTATTACCCGGCCGGCGGGAGTAACCGGCGATATATCGCCATATCCGACCGTTGTCGTCGTAACAATACTCCACCATAGAGCATCACCAAATGTTTTCTTTTCCAAATAACTCATTGCAATGGAGCTCGAGAGAATCAGCGCTCCAGCTGAATATAGAACATAGATGAAGCCGTTTGTATGCAAAAATTTGTCCAAGCGCTTTTTTAGAATGCCAAGGAACCCCAAAGCCCTGAATAACCGTAACCCTTTTGCCAGTCGGCTTAAACGTGCGAGTCGCGCTACCCTGAAAAGACGGGAAATTCTGAAAAGGGATAAGACTTCATTAAATGGAAGAATCGCAATTAAATCGAAAATATTTTTCTTAAAAAACTCTTTTTTATTTTTGCTAATGACAAAACGGGTGACATAATCAACGGTGAAGATTCCCCAGATGATATGATCTACCATTTCCCAAGGCATTTCTGACAGACTAATGGTGGAAGAATAGTCCAGAAAGACTAGTATGACAGAAAAAATAGCAAGTAAAGTAATAATTATATCGTAGAAATATTTTAGAACCTTTTTCATCTTATGACCTCCGATATATGTTATAATATATCGAAAGTTGTCACTTAATAAGGCGCTTTCGCACAAGCCAGCATGCTGCTACCATCAGCATCTGGCTTATTTTTATCTGATTATATCAGTGAACGATTCCAATTTTACTGTCTATGCCATCTAAGCCATTTCTTTACTATCATCACATTTTTTATATTTTGGATTGTAGGTTAGTCCGTCCATGTAATCTAATGCAACCTGTTGACCCTCGGCATTTAAAAAATCGTAATCTTTGAGCAACTGTATTTTGTCAGATGTCAGATCCTCTGTTTCGGTTTCAGCCGGAGCGGGGGATTTTTTCGTATATCCAAAGGCCTCATCTACTGATGCTCCATAAAGATCGCATAAAGCAAATAGAGTGTCTGCGTCAGGTTGTGAGTAGCCAGTTTCCCAATGACCCACGATTTGTTGCGTCCTTCCAATTGAAGACGCAACTTCTTTTTGCGTCATATTGGCTTTCAGACGTAAATCTTTAAGAATTTTTCCTATTTGTTGTTTTGTCATGTAATCACCACGGCACTATTATACGGCGGTAAATCTTGAAAATCAATATAAAAACTAAAAAAATGAGTATATACGTATTGACAACTAAAATATTGAGTTGTACTATATTAATATACTCAAAATTTGAGTTTATGAGGTGAATGAGATGTCTATTGATTCGAGAAGTGCGCTAAACGACTTAATCAAAAATGGCGCATATAATCAAGCCGCCATTGCAAAAAAGGCCGGACTCACACCAAGTCAGCTGTCAGGAATTCTCAACAAAAGAAGAAAAATGGATTCTGACGAAATGTTTGCTCTGTGTGATGTCTTAAATATTACCCCTGAGCGTATGCGCTCCAATGGAAAACAAGGTTCTGACCGTCAGGCCAGCTAAAGCCGCAACAGCGGCAAGTGGGGAAGGAGGCGAGAGGTGCAATGCCCAAAGCAAAACCGATTATACATACCGAGCTGATCGACGCTGAGGGGCACCAGATCGTGGGAGCAGATGAGATCACGCTTTCAGGTAGTCAGCTTGACTGGCTCGCGAAATTTTTCGCCCCGATTGTCAAAAAATCATTTGAGGGAGGAGGACAAGCTAATGCCAAATGAAAAACTGCTTGTGAATAAGAGCCGCGTGGAATTTCTGAGGCTGCAGATAGAATGCGATAAAAGCAGCAAGGATGAACTCACCCGCGACCTCGGGAAAGGCATGCAGATCGCGCTGGATTTTTTGACGGAGGAGGACAAACCAATGGCAAGCGCTAAAGACGTCCTCACATATCTGCGGGATAAGGCTGCAAAGCTCCGCAACTATCTTATCCATAATCAAGACGATGCCGACAGCAACGGATGGCACGAATTGGGTGCTTTGGAGACCGTGATTGGCATGCTGGAGGCAGAGGAGGAAAAGTGATGGAAGAACTGAAGCCGTGCCCGTTCTGCGGGGGAAAAGCGCGCTACAACAGCAGGCAAATGCCACAAGGGTACATAGTTGTTGGATATGACTGTGAACAATGTGGAGCGGCGGCGACCGTGTATACTGGCCCAATGGCGGTAGAAAAAGAGCTGAAAATTCAAGCAGCGAACGCTTGGAACCGCCGCCCCGCCCCGGACAATTCTCGCCTTGAGAACTGCCATATCTATGAGCCGGGGGAAGACGTCGAGACCATAGCCGATAATTGCGAAGTCCTGATAAAGGGCGCTGATTTACAGAAACTGACCGCCGTCCCGGAAAACAAGCCGCAACAGTTATGCGATGAAGACGAAAACTTTATCCAAACGAAATTCGGCTACTGCTTTTATACTTTGGAATACTGTCCGCTGATCTACAACCTTTATGTGCATCCTCAATACCGGCACCAAGGCCATTCTCGCACACTTTTAGAGCTTGTCATTGCAAAAATTAGAAAAAACGGCTACGAAGGGAAAATCCGCATACAGGCCAAACCAAGAGAAAATAGCATCGGGCTGGCAGACTTAACAAAGTACTATAAGAGCTTGGGACTTATTATTTGCAACGCCCACAAGCTGGAAGGGAGCGAAAAGCCATGAAATGGTATACAGAGCCGCCAGAACGCCCATATTGCGGCTACAAAGGAAACTGCCTGATAAAGACTCTGATAGAGTATCCAAACGGCAGGCGCGAGCTTGGATACGTTGTTAGCAAGCAAATCAGCGACAAGGAGTACGACGGACTGTTGTACGGCGGGTACGGTCCGCAGCGTCTCAAACGGTTTGCGGTAATTGAGCCATGCTCGTCATGCCCTGCTGCGTGGCACGGAGATTTCACAGATGGGGAAGAACCGCCAAAGCGTGGCCGCTATCTTGTTACCTGCTCCGATCGTCCCAACCATTATCGTATCACGGAATTATGGCGCGACGGAAGAAATTGGGGGAAAACGTATGGAGACTGCGGACACAATGAAGTTATCGGATGGCTTGATAAGTACGAAATATAGCCAGAAGCCTCATCTTAGTTTTATGAATACTTCGCTGCCGCATTTTGGGCACTTCGGAAGCGGAACTTCATCGTTGTTTATGTGGATAACCGTGCCACAGTTATAGCATTGATATTCGCCTTTCCCACCTTTATCCCCGGTTTGGTACATGATACATTATCTCCTTTGCCAATATTCTACGGTAAAAGCATGGATTTTTCAACTGAAAGGATTGATAAAAATGAGACTCCGCAAACAGACCTTTGGCACCCGGAATCTAGTCGGTGCCCGCGTCACGATGGCGCGCAAGGACCAGGGCATGAACCCGTCGGAGCTTTCCAAACTGGAAGGGCAGCATCGGTACGTCACGCACCGTGAACTCGCGATGCTGGCCGCGGAGCTGGCCGACGTCCTCGGCGTGAGCGTTGACTGGCTGCTGGGCCGGGAGGGAAATCAATGTTCAGAGGCGGAATAGGGTTTAAGACAAACCCGCATGAAATTGACCGGGGAACATTTGCGGCAGTGATGCTCCGCCACATGGTAGAGCTGGACACCGGCAAACTGACCGACTCGGAATATACCAAAGCAGTGACGGCCGCAGCGGCAAGGCTCGGATTGAAATTACACAGCGGGCAGATCAATCTTAGCCATAAAAGTGCCGGCACCTTATCCTACATAGGCAGTCAGATAGCGGAGGCCGTAACCGCGGGCCGCGCCGAGAAAACCGAGGCGATGCACGATGCGGAACTATGACCCATGTATAAAATGTCAATGCCCTGAACAGATACGCGGCGTGTGCCAGGGGAATCCCATTTTTCCGGGACGCTGCTGCCTGGCGCCATATCACCGGGAGGCAGTGACCGACAACGAAATGCGGGGCTATACCAGAGACCGGGTCAATTGGCATTTACATAATGCATCCCGGAAACGTAATCGGCACCGCGGGTGGCGAACATGAAACGGGTGGAGCTGCTTGGCATTATTCACACGGCCGCCGAAGAAAGCCTGTCCTCCTGTGACGCCGGGGAAAATCCTCTCATAGCGTGGACGGGCTTTATTGATCGTCTGGACGCTATCGGGCGTCGGAGCATCGGGGACAAGCTCGAAACAGATGGCCGGAACCGCTATACCGGCCGGGAGGAAACAGTATGACAGATATTGCAGCGCTCGCGGAAAAAATCGCGGTCTCCATGGATGATGCCGACCATGCGAAATTTGGCTACTACATGACGAATATCAATCATCCGGTGATCGATGCCCTAAAGCGGCGATACTGTGCGGACCGGAAAATCCATAACCACACGCCTATGTCGGATCAGGAACGTATCGAGTTTGAACTGTGGCTGTTCCAGCCGAGCATCAGGAAAATGATTGAGAAGCATTATGAAGGGGTGAACGCAAAATGAAGCAGAAATCTCATCCAACCCGAAAGCAAATTGAGGACAAGCTGGAACAGACAGCGGAAACCGCAGAAAAAGTGGCAAATATCATCCAACTCGCGGATGCGCAGAAACAGCGGGCAGTGGAATCTCCTCCGACCGGAGCGGGAACGTCGGAATTTATCCCGCAGAACAAACTGCTGGGAATCCTGTTTACACCGGCGCCGGATAACCGACCGGAGATACCGCGGCCACTGGCCTATGGTGTGTGCCGTTTCTGCGGGCAAGCCCAAAGCGTCACCGAGTGCTATTCAGAGGATGCTGCGAACGAGGAGGCGACCAAGCACTGCGACTGCGTCGATGCTCAGATTTATCAGGATCGGTTGCGGGCGGCGGCGCAACGGGAGACGGACCTCCAGAGGGTGAATGTCAACCTGAAATCCCTTTTCGGCAGTTTACGGCCGGAAACCATGGAACTGATGCAGAAAGCGGCGGAAGCCGTATACGACCGGAAGGTGGTCAACGCTTCCATCAAACTGTCGGACATGGTGACTGCGAAAATCAGCCGGAATTCCAAAGGCAATATTGCAATCGAGCGTAAGGATGCCGCAGCGCAAAAGGTTGAGGTCTAAATGCACCTTGAAAATAGCATAAAAGAAGAATGACGGAGCGCCGCGAACGCTCCGTCATTCAACCCTGCAAGTATAAAAATGTTCAAATTTATTTTATCACGCAGGGCCGAAAAAGTCAAATAGGAAGCGGCCTGACGGGCCGCTTGAGTGCTTGATTAAAGTATTAGTCTGTTGACACCTTCCAATAAAAAGGATGTGGAATATGCCCTACTATCAGGAGACTGTAATAGCGGGTAGGGTAGAGGAAAGAAGGAAAAAACATTCTTCACGGTTGGGAGTGAAAGGAATCCCACGCAGTGAAAATATAAACCCTACTCCAGAAGATGCAGAAAAGGTAAATCGGGATAATGCGGAACGAAATGTCAGGTGGCTGCTGAACAGTAATTTCCAAGATGGAGATTTTCACATGGTGCCGGGATTCAATGGAGATTGGAACCCTACACCCGAAGAGGCAAAAAAGGCATATGAAAAATTCATGCGGGATTTGCGTAGGCTCTATAAAAAAGAGGGTTCGGAACTGAAATACATATCCGCTATGGAGCGCGGAGAACGGGGACAAAAAAAGATTCATTTCCACATTGTTGTAAATTATATGGAAACCAAAAAAATTACAGCATTGTGGCCATGGGGCAGAATCCGGTTCTTTCCTCTGGACGACAGCGGTCAATATGCAGACCTGGCACATTACATTATCAAGCGAACCAGCAAAACCTTCCGGCGCGGCGAAGGATTCAAAAAGCGATTTAATTCCAGCAAAAATCTTGAAAAGCCGGACATCAAAAATGAAGTTATATCCGCCAGCGAGTGGGTAAAAGAACCAAAGCCGATAAAAGGGTATTACATCGAAAAGGATAAGACCTATAACGGCATCGGTCGCAATGGCTATCCCATGCAGTTCTACAGTATGGTCCAGATTCAGCCGGAACGGAAAAAGGTCAGAAAGAGGGAATAACGAAAAATGGATTTAGAGCACAAGTCTATTGAGCGGCTGAAATATGCGGCTGAGATATCGGCTCAGTATTACAACGCTCCTCTAATTGTTACATACAGCGGCGGAAAAGACTCGGAAGTTCTGCTGAAACTTGCCCGGAGAGCGGGAATTGATTTTGAGGTTCAGCATAATCACACCACAGCGGATGCTCCGGAAACCGTACGGCACGTTCGGGAAACCTTCAAGCGGCTGGAACTGGAAGAAATACCGTGCACCATCAATTACCCGTATTACAAGGGTAAGCGTGTGAGCATGTGGACGCTGATTCCACAAGAAGGGATGCCACCCACTCGACTCGCAAGGTACTGCTGTAAAGTGCTCAAAGAGGGGGGAGGCCGAGGACGTTGCATTACGACTGGGGTTAGATGGGCGGAAAGTGTAAAACGCAAGCAGAATCGTGGGATTCTTGAGCAAGGCAGAGAAAATACATTTTTTGACGATAATGAAGAATCACGCAAAGAATTTGAAGCTTGCCCAATTAAGGGAAAAACCACGATTAACCCGATTATAGACTGGACTGATTCGGACATTTGGAGCTTTGCACATTCTGAGCATTTACGGATGAATCCCCTTTACTGCTGCGGGTTTTCCCGCGTTGGCTGCATTGGTTGCCCAATGGCAAGCAGCAATCGGATAACTGAGTTTGCGCGTTACCCAAAATTCGCAGATAATTACCGCCGAGCTTTTGCCCATATGCTTGAGGCACGAAAAGTGGCAGGAAAACCCACGCAATGGAAAACTGCTGATGATGTTTTTCGTTGGTGGATGGAAGATAAAAATGTTGCTGGGCAGTTAAGCTTTGCCGAGTTGGGTGGGTTCAGCGATGGATAAAACTATCGGCAGCCTGTTTGATGGAATTGACAGTATTCCTCTTACATGCGGGAAATCGCAGAAGAGTTAGAACGAGCCGCCTGATTCAAAAACCAAATATCAACATGGCCAGCGGGAAGCTGGCTGTGCTTAGTCATTGGAGATGAGCCAATGGAGTACATAGACTTTCTAAAACAGAAGATGGACATCGCACCGGACAGCGGTTTTGAAATATCTCCGGATGAGGTTAGTCCGGCCGCAAAGCCTCACCAGCGGGATTCCATCGTTTGGGCGATCCGCGGCGGTCGCAGGGCGCTCTTCGAGGCATTCGGCCTCGGGAAAACGCTGCAGGAATTGGAATTCTGCCGGATCATTATCAAGCACAAGGGCGGAAAAGCGCTAATCATAGTTCCACTGGGTGTCCGGCAGGAATTTACCCGGGATGCGGTAGAACTTCTCGGACTGGATCCTCTGCAGTACATCCGGAACATGGCGGAAGTACGGGCGGCGACCGGGAACATCCTTCTGACCAACTATGAGCGGGTGCGCGACGGGGACATTGATCCAAAGTATTTCACAGCGGTTGCTTTGGATGAGGCGGCGGTGCTCCGCAGTTTTGGCAGCAAGACATACCAGACATTTTTGCCGAAATTCAAGGGTGTGCCGTACAAGTTGGTAGCCACGGCCACACCGGCACCGAACCGGTACAAAGAACTGATTCACTACGCTGGATTCTTGGAAATCATGGACACCGGGCAGGCCCTCACCCGCTTTTTTAAGCGGGATAGCACAAAGGCAAACAACCTCACGCTGTACCCAGGCAAGGAAGATGAATTCTGGCTGTGGGTTTCGAGCTGGGCACTTTACATCAGCAAGCCATCAGACCTCGGCTATGACGATACCGGATATGACCTTCCGCCGATGCAGGTTATCTATCATGAACTGAAATCAGACAGCGGCTTGACCTGCGATAAAGACGGCCAGATGAAGCTATTTCAGGATGCTTCCGTCTCGCTGGTGGATGCGCACAGGGTCAAGCGGAACAGCATTGATGCGAGAGTTCGGGAAGCTATCCGTATCATCCGGCGGAGCAGATTTGAACATTTTATCCTTTGGCACGACCTCGAAGATGAAAGGCATGCAATAAAAAAGGCGCTGCCGGAATCTGTGGAAATCTACGGTACCCAAGACCTCGACATCCGGGAGAAAAACACCATTGATTTTTCAGAGGGGAAGATCAAATATCTTGCCACGAAGAAAGAGCTTTCCGGATCCGGGTGCAATTTTCAACGGCACTGTCACCGCGCGATATTCGTCGGGATTGATTATGAATTTGAAGATTTCATTCAGGCGATTCACCGGATTTACCGGTTCATGCAGCCGAAACAGGTCATTATCGACATCATCTACATGGACACGGAATCCGAGGTTCTCGCCGCGCTGAAGCGCAAGTGGAAGCAGTATGATGAAGCAACCGCCAAGATGGCGGAGATCGTCCGGAAATACGGGCTTTCCGGGACATCGATCAGACAAAAGCTCGAACGTCACCTGGGGGTGAAACGGGTGCAGGTAAAAGGCGAGCATTTCACGGCGATCAACAATGACTGTATTCTCGAATTGAAAAACATGGAGTCGGACAGCGTGGGCCTGATTCACACGTCGATTCCGTTTTCCAACCATTACGAGTATACGGCCACCTACAACGATTTCGGGCATAACCCGAGTACAGAGGCGTTCTTTAAGCAGATGGATTACCTCACGCCGGAAGAATACCGCATTTTGCAGCCGGGGCGCATGATGGCCATTCACGTCAAGGACCGGGTGCTTTTCGGTAATGCGACGGGGACCGGCATGCCGACCATCGAGCCATTCCACGCGCTGTGCATCAAGCACTACATGGACCACGGTTTTCAATATTGCGGAATGATTACCGTCGTAACCGACGTCGTGCGGGAAAACAATCAGACTTACCGTCTCGGCTGGACCGAAAATTGCAAGGACGGCTCAAAAATGGGGGTCGGGTGCCCGGAATACGTCCTGCTTTTCCGCAAGCTGCCGAGTGATACCAGCAAAGCCTATGCGGACACGCCGGTAGTGAAAAGCAAAGATGATTACACCCGCGCGCAGTGGCAGATCGATGCTCACGCCTTCTGGCGTTCATCGGGGGACCGGCTCCTCACGAAAAGCGAGCTGATGTCAATGCCGACCGGCCGCTTGCAGGCGGCGTACCGCAAATACTCGCGCACAGCTGTCTATGATTATTCGGAGCATGTCGAGATGGCAAAGAAACTGGATGATGAAGGTCGGCTCCCAGCGTCGTTTATGGTCGTTGCCCCGGGGTCATGGGATGTGACCGTGTGGGACGACATCAATCGGATGCGGACGCTGAACACCTCACAGAGCCAGCGACGGAAGGAACTCCACGTCTGCCCGCTCCAACTGGATATCGTCAAACGGATCATCAACCGGTACAGCAATCCGGGCGACGTGGTGTTGGATCCGTTTGGTGGCTTGATGACCGTACCGTATGTCGCCGTGAAAATGGGCCGCTACGGAATCGGGATTGAACTGTCTTCAAATTATTTCCGGGATGGTGTCGGGTACCTGAAATCGGCTGAAGCAGTTATCGACCAGCCCACTCTATTCGATTTCGTCGAAAGCCAGAAGGCCGAACGGAAAGAGGGTGCCTGAAATTGAAAAGCAAACAGCGGCATGACGGCGGGGCCTATCGTCGGATGAAGACAATCACCGCGATGTACGTCAGGCCGGAAAAGGACCGCAGAGCCACGAAAAAGAAACACCGCAAATAGGCAGAAAGGGAATGTGATTAAATGCCTGATTTTTCAGCACAGCGGCCCCGCCCAAACCCCATAAATCAGCTCCGCGGGATGAAAAACAATGCGCAGGGGTTTATCTTTGAGGACGAATTGAAAAAGGCTTGCCGGATTTACAGCCGAGACGGCCGGGCAGAAATTGATAAAACGCCAGAGCCGTTCCGGGTCATGCAGAAACACGGCCGTGGACTTTTCACCGGCAGGTTCACGGCCCCGGCGCAACCCGATTTTCAGGGAACGCTCCGGGATGGACGGTCCATCGTGTTTGAAGCGAAATACACCACAGCGGACCGCATCCAGCGGGCCACTCTGACGCAGAACCAGATGGACGTGCTGGCAGCCCACCAGAAGCTGGGCGCCGTGTCCTTCGTGGTTTTTGGCATCCGCGACAGATTTTTCACGCTTCCATGGACTTATTGGAACGAGATGAAACAGCGGTATGGTCGTCAGTATTTGACAGCGGAAGATTTGTCGGAATGGGAAGTACGTTTCACCGGAGCGGTTATGTTTTTGGACTTCTGCCATCGAGGGAAGGAAAGGGTGGGATGAAAATGTCTGTGGTCTACATAGCCGGGCGGATCACCGGGACGCAAGCAAACTGACACGGGCCGATCTTCGCGCAATCACCCCGACGGGATTCGCCCAAACATTTTTTAAGGCCAATCGGTAGAAGAGAGGAACCGACATGAAAAAGGAATCCACACGTGAGCAAATCATGGAACAGGCGACGGAAATCCGGCAAGAAACGCAAAACTGGGAAAGTATTCACAAAAGCGGATGCAGCGATCCATTTTGGCCAGACGGCGTAAATCTGAATCTTATTCACAATCATATCTGCTATGAAAAGGATGAAATCCGTCGCCTCTGTAAGGAATCGGAAGAAGCGCCGCCGCCGGAGTTTTATTTTCCCACGCCGCCCATTGTCGATGAAAACTTCTTCGCGGTTCCGAATTCCGAGCGGGCAAAGAAGATAAAATCTCGCCCGGGCTGGAAATGCGCAAATTTAGATTCACCCGGGAAGAAACCGTTCGATGATTCGCAAATGAGTTTGTTTTGAGCGAGGCGATTGCATGAAAGCCAACGTACCGTCAAATAACGGCACCCCGGCGGCGAAGAGCCGCGATTATCTTTACAAGAAGGAACGCTTTATCAAGCTGGCCGTCGTTGCGCTCCATGAGCGTTTCCGGTTCGGTCATGACCGGATCACCGATTTTCTCGGGGCACTTTCGGAAGCCGCTGACGAATCGGAGAAAATGGGGACATTCTGGACACACGCCGACGATCTGATAAAGCAGCTTGGCCTTGAAGATGCGTTCCAAAAGAAACGAAGCTGTTCTGACCGAGAAAATTATGAGAAGGTGGACAGAAAAAAGCTCCTGCCGCAAAGCAGGAGCCACCCAAATTATTTAGCTTTTTCATCTTTGCCTTTGTCCTTGATGTTCATACCGACTTCTTTCAAACGTTCATCGTCAATTGTCAAAGTCACTTCTTTTTCAATTTCCCCGGTTTTTATGTTCAGCAAATGGAAATCCACGCTATCAGCCCCTTTTTGCACAGTATAGCAGGAATCTAAAAAAATTGAAATAAACCACGGGTTTAATTTATTGACCTACAGTTAAAGAGAGAAGGGAAAACTACTGTAATTCCCATTTGGAATAAATAATATTAAAAGTATTTTTAAATGTATTTTTAAAAGAATTGGGGCAAATACGAATAATCCAGAGCTGATGCGGCTTTTGAGCTTTCCAGAGTAAAAAATAAAACCGCTTGAAATTAATTCAAACAGTTTTGATGCGAACAGATTTAATATTTTTACTACTGAAGGGTGCGTCGAATCCATCATTTAAAATTTCATCGGCGCTTCCCTTCAGGTTATTTCAAGCCCAAAGTGAAAGAAACAGAAAAGCGATGCTTTCCAACCTTGATAGAAAATGCTATTGCCATATGACTCACCTCTCTTTCATAAAGGAAAGCCAATGAGCAGTATAGCAAAATTATTTGGCGAATAAATTCTAAATTTGAATAAAGGAGCGAAAGCCATGTATGTAAATCCTTTTTGGATGGGCGTTTTAACGACCGTCGTTGTGGAACTTGTCGCCATGATTGTTTATGCGGCGGTGAAGGGAGAAAAGAAATGAGCATGACAAGCATGTCCAAGGCAATGCACGTTTACCTTCTTGTAAAGCCTGACCATTCAGAAGCGTTTTGTTATACCTCCCTTTCTAAGGCAAAACAGAAGGAAAGAGAGCTGACATATCAGCCTATTGTGTGGGAATGGATGGAATGCTGGTGTCGTCCGCTTTTGTATGTAAATGATTCCGACAGTTCAGGAGAAAGAGCTTTCTTCGATGACAGCCAGTTGCCACTCAATATGCTGAAACTGGCTTATGACAGCGGAAATTGGTTCGGCAGGGCAAAATACCCGCAGGAGGAGCAGAATGGAAACCGCACTGACAAAGCGGATTAAGGATCTTACCCATAGATACCGGCCGAAAATCCCGTCAAGCATGAGAACCATCCGATGGGCTGATGAAGTATGGACGCCGTCCGGCATTGTAGATAGTATCCGGTTCGAGGATTATTACTCTGATGAAGAATATTTGTGCAAGCTGATTGATTCAGACCGATTTTCCGAGAAAGATAATCGCACAACAGCCTACATGCACGAACTCGGGTATTGTCCCAAGGACGGAAGCCGTGAAAAAGAAAATGTGAAATGCCATGGATGTGTGTTTCGCCGTCACCTCTGGAACATCGGAATGATGGTAACTTGTTTTGAAGTCAAGATTACATATTCCGATTTCAAGAGTGAGAACGGCCATAATTTCCATGGCAACGAGAATTATTACTGCGTTCCGAAAGATCTGGCTCCGAGAATTGCTGGGGAAGTTCCTGCCGATATTGGCATTTTGGCCTACTTTGAGGGGGAAAAGCAGTTCGGCCTTCGGAAGTATAAGCCGTCCGGATGGCGGGAGCAACCAGATGATCTGAAGGTGATCCTACTCTACAATGCCATGAAAAAGTGGTGTGATGGAGCGGTGTTCGTTGGAAAGGATGAACAGCCATGAAAAACAGGGAGTTTTTGAAGAGACTACGCACAGCGGCAGTACTGCAGACGAAATTAAATGATGCCATGGAGCAGATCAAGGAAGAATTCGAGGACTGCTATAACTATAGCATTGAAGAAATTCTGTACGGCTGCTATGAAAAGGACGGATGCCTGTATGACAAAGACGATGAAGTCCTTTCCAAGGAAACAAGTGAAGGCAGCTTGTCGGAAAAGTATTATGTCAATCAGTCGTGCGGGATTTTGGAGGACGATTATTATGGCACCTTGTTTTATCCGGTTGACAACAGGGGAACTGTCGTACAGGTTTCGTACCGGTGCTGAAAGGAGAAATCAGAAAATGATAGAATCAGGCGTTAATTTGCGGCCGTGTGTCGTTGATAAAAAGCAGAAGGGCTTTTTCCATTGCTGGGAAGAAAAGAAACAGCCTGTAGGCGCCGCGGCTACGATAGGCGGCCCGCCAGCTGGGCAGCTTGCGTATACGCTTGGAATCGTGGAGCTCGAAGATGGGACTCGTAATCGAATGCTTTCCGTATAAAATTCGCTTTCTGGATAGGCAAAATTCAAAGCCACCTCAAAAAAATCCAGCCGCAAAGCAAAACTGCCGCCACGGTGGGCTCCGGAAAGCGAAATCGATGAAGCGTGCACGTGGGTTTCTCAAACAACGAAGCCCAGCATGTGGCCCTGTGGCTCTGATGGAGAAAAAGCCTGTGATACTTTGTGCAAACAGTGTTGGGAAAAGTGGAAAGAGATGTGAATCATGAAAAAGCGTAATTGTCGGAAAACGCTGGAAGAAATCCAGCAGCATAGGGCAGCGGTTGAACTCCGAAAAATGACGGATGCGCAGCTATGCGGATTTTTTGACAGTTGGGAAACCAAAATTCGCACAGCGGCAATCAGAGAATTTCTCTTCGGGCTTCCGGATTATAAAGGCATTGGTCAGGCCACGCGCGGGAAGCTGTGGGATTACGCGAGAGCAAACGGCTTTTTGCCGGAGAATGAAAAGGGCATATGACATGGCACACATTGAAATCTGGTATCGTTGTCCCGTTTGCAATCAACCATTTGACAATGAGCGAGAGGCCATGAGATGCCGGAATCAGCATCCGATCAAATCGGAACGCTGGGCAGTTGGAAAGGGTGGCAAAGCGGTGCTTATATTTGACGGCTGGGCTCCGGATTCAGCACGTGGAGTAAACGGGGCACTTCGAGAAGCAGACCTGAGCGATGATATTCATGAAAGAAAAAAGCAATTGGAAGCTGAAGAAAAGCGAAAACGCCTTTTGCAGATTCCAGGTGGGAGAGGAAGTACCCAATGACCAGAAAACGCTTTGTGAAATTGGTAATGTCCTGCGGCCATGACCGCAATTATGCCCACGCTTATGCAGCGGTAGCAGGTCCAGCCTATGGATCATACAAAAAGGCGTGGGAAAGATCCACTGATCTAATCGCAATCCACACTTACCAAATGCTAATTCATACGATGGCGCCTGTATTTAATCGCTTATGGGAGCAATGCAAAGGCATATTAAAGTTAATAGGGCCTATAATCACACCTTTAGATAGAATGGGACTAGATTGGGGTGAAAACGATGATGGAAGTTATGTTGTCGGTTTGCCCGAAGTGGTTGCGGCTGATCTTCAGAGGGATGAAGAGCGTGGAGCTACGGAAGAGCAGGCCAAGAACAACCAAACCGTTTCTCGTTGACCTTTATGAGACAAAATCGGACAGCGGCTGCGGTGCGGTGGTGGGGCAGTGCCTGTGCTACTGCGTAGCCCGTGTGACGGATCTGTCGGAAATGATAGCCCTGCAGAATAGCAGCTGTGTAACCGTCGCAGAAATGCGTAAATATTAGCACAGCGGCACATCTGCGCATGGTATTTGGCGGAAGTTGAGAAATTCGAAAAGCCGCGCCAACTCTCGGAGTATAGTATCAAGCGGGCGCCGCAAAGTTGGTGCTATGTGAAAAGAGGCGAAAAAGTATGAACTATTTCAAAGAGGCGGAACACGTCCTTTCCAATCGGAAGCAGCTGGACCGATCTTTACTCAACCTTTATCGTAGGCAAAGCCGTTTGGTCGATTCCGGAACGCCGCAATCATTGACTGGGCTTGATCCGGCTAAGCCCTATGTTTCCGGCGGAATGGTCAACAACACCATGACCGACTGCCTTGACCTCATCGAGTTGCAAAAAGAGATTAAAATCACCGAAGCAAAAATAAAAGAAATCGACGATGTTATCAATCAGCTGCAAGATGAACAAAAAAATCTACTGCGGTTATGGTACATAGACCTCAAAAGCAAAGAGGAAATGTGCCGGACTATGCGCTATGAAAGCCGCACAACGCTCTATGACAAGAGAAATCGGGCCATTGGAGAATTTGCAATATTGTATTATGGTGCGCCAGCCTTGGACGCAATTTGAAAAAAGTCCGTACAGACAAAATCAAAAAACCGAGTTATTATATATCATAGGAATTTCGGGAGAGCGTTCGGCACTGGCCGGGCGCTTTTTTCATACCTGACCGTGCGGGCAAAAGAAAGGAGCCGCATGGAAGACTATATCAATCATGTTTTTAATATGGATTGCATCGCCGGCATGAGCATGTATCCGGATCATAGCATAGACATGATCCTTTCCGATTTGCCGTATGGGATTACGGATTGTCGGTGGGACAATCTCTTGCCGTTCAACAAATTGTGGAAGCAATATTTGCGAGTCATCAAGGGCAATGGCGCCATCGTCCTGACGGCCGCGCAGCCATTTACCACGCAACTAATTTCCAGCCAGCCGAAGATCTTTCGATACTGCTGGTATTGGTACAAAAATATGGCCACGGGCTTCACGTTCGCAAAATATCAACCATTGCGGTGCATCGAGGAAGTATGTGTATTTTACAAACATGCACCGACGTACAACCCCCAGGGCGTCATCGTTTTGGATAAGCCGATCAAAAATCGAGGCAAGCCGATTCCAAAGCATGGCGATTCGATTTACAAGATGGACGGCAGCCTATCCCATGACACGGAAACCTGCGTTGTTCACTACCCCCGTCAGCTGCTGGAGATCAAATGCGAGCGCGGCCTGCATCCTACACAGAAGCCGGTGGCACTGTTTGAGTATCTGATCCGCACTTACACGAATCCAGGTGAGCTTGTCCTTGACAGCTGCATGGGTAGCGGGACGACGGCGGTCGCCTGCATCCGAAGCGGGCGGAGCTACACGGGATTCGAGATGGATCAGAAATATTATGCTGTTGCGGAGAAGCGCATCAGCAGTGAAGTATCCTTATCTTCGAAGTAAATTAACCGAAGTCCCCTTGCAAAAAAAGTAGGTGCCGATATGAAGTACCATTACATTCCTAAATATGATGAGACCGTTTTCAATCGCATTGCAAATAAGACGACCCCAATCCTTGAAGAAAGATGGAAACGCAGAGTGTGCACAGATATAGTCCACCACAGGACTGTCATACTGCGCGAGCTTTCCGACTTAAGGTGCAAGCCTCGCCGTACGCTCGAAGATGACGAACGGATGCACGATCTCGAAGAAGAGGCAAAGAGACTTACAATGCAGATCGGCACGGTCGGCAAGGCAAGCAAAGAAAAATAAATCTACATACCCCCGGGGGATAGGTTCTGTGCGGGTTCGCGCCGAGGAGCGCATGCCGATGGCCCGCGAATTGTCTAGGTATAAAAAAATTTTTTTGAATTTCCTTCCTCAAGCCGTGGAAAAAAGAAATTTTGCGGATGAAATTATTGGCACGATGCCGCGCCGAGTCTGATCTTTCGGGGCTTTTCAATTTTTTAAATAATAGTTCCAAATTGAAACAAAGCGGGAAATCTTGCTTAATTAGAATTTCCTCTCTGAGGTGGTGAAAAACGAATGGAAACGTAAGCAGCGCGGAGCTCGCAAAGGTGCTTAAAATCTCGGCTCGTCGGGTGAATCAGCTCGTCAAGGAAAATGTACTTTCCAGAGAAAAAGACGGGAAATTTGACCTTGCAGATTCCTGCGAGAATTTTTACTCATGGAAATTCCGGTCGGACGGAGAGATTAATTACGATCAGGAGCACGCGCTTCTCGAAAAAGCGAAACGGGAAAAGGCCGAGATCGATCTGCAGGAGAGGAAAGGAACTCTTCTGAGAGCCAAGGATGTCGAACGTACCGTTGACGGAATGATCTTGACCTGCAAAGCCAAGTTACTCGCAATCCCGACGAAGGCAGCTCCGAAGATTGTCGGCAAGCCGGAGATACCGGTCATCGTCGAAATCATGCGAGACGAAATATATGAGGCACTGAACGAGCTGAAGGAAATTCCGGCGGAACAAGTGGAAGAAGCTGCTGAAGATGAAGTCGATAACTGATTTTTACAACGAGTCCATTAAAAAATGCTGGGAGCCGCCTCCGCGACTGACCGTGTCCCAATGGGCCGACAGTAAACGGGTGCTTTCAAAAGAGGGATCCGCCGAACCCGGGCGGTGGCATACGGACCGCGCGCCATATCAGCGCGAGATCATGGATGCCGTAACGCAATCGGACGTTGAAAAAGTCGTTGTGATGTCGTCTTCACAGGTCGGCAAGTCGGAAATCCTGAATAATATCATCGGATATTTCATCGATTTAGATCCGTGCCCGATGCTCCTGATAGAGCCAACTGATATGATGGCCGAAGACTACTCTAAACGGCGGATTGCGCCGCTAATCCGCGATACTCCATCTCTTGCCGACAAGGTGGCGGATTCCAAAGCCAAAGATACCAACAACACGATCCTGATGAAATCTTTCCCGGGCGGTTCGCTGGGTATGGTCGGCGCCAATTCGCCTTCCGGCCTTGCGAGCCGGCCGATCAGGATTCTCCTCTGCGATGAGGTCGACCGGTATCCGCCAAGCGCGGGGACCGAGGGAGATCCGGTAAAGCTAGCGGAAAAACGAACGATCACCTTTTGGAATCGCAAAGAGGTATTCGTCAGTTCACCGGGAATCAAAGGAGCCTCGCGAATCGAAGACGAATTTCTTTTGGGAACTCAAGAGCAGTGGAGGCTTCGGTGCCCAAGTTGTGGGGAATATGTCTTTCCAAATCTTTTCGATATGATCTATGAATCCGGAAAAGACGATAAGGGCAATTACAATGTTCGCAATATCTTCTTTCGGTGCCAGAATTGCAAAAAAGACTTTGACGAAAGGACGTGGAAAGCGCAGCCGGGGAACTGGGTAGCCGTAAACCCGAAAGCAAAAGGAACACGGAGTTTCCACATGAACGCCTTCGTTTCTCCGTGGTACTCGTGGGAAAAGATCATCGAAGAATATCTCACAACCAAGGACGACCCGGAACAGTTCATCGTTTTTACAAACACGGTACTGGGTGAGACGTTCGAGGTAAAAGGCGAAATCGAAAACGACGAATTTCTGCTGGACCGGTGCGAAGATTACGGCAGCGCGGATTTACCGGATGGGGTTCTTTTTCTCACAGCGGCCGTCGATGTACAGGACAGTTGGCTCGAATATGAAATTGTCGGGTGGGGAAAAGAAGAAGAAAACTGGGGAATCAAGCACGGTCAGATCCCAGGCTCCCCGACAAAACCGGAAGTGTGGGAACATCTCAGCAAAATCCTGTGCGCCACTTATTATTTTGCCGATGGAATTGGGCTGAAAATCTCCTGCACATTCGTCGATTCCGGCTACTGCACTTCGGAAGTTTACGATTACTGTAAGGCCAACCGGTCACGGAATGTTTTCGCAATCAAGGGCCAAGGCGGGAATGGGTATCCCTTGATTTATAAAATCGCAAAGACGAAGGAAAAGCACAATATTCTCATTATTCTCGGCGTGGATGACGGGAAGGCATCTGTTATGGACAGCCTGAAAGTCAAGCATCCGGGACCTTTTTTCTGCCATTTTCCGAAGCGAGCCGATTATGACGCGCCCTATTTCAAAGGTCTCATATCCGAAAGGCGGGTTGTCAGGAAGCGGAACGGAATCACATCTCTTTGCTGGGAAAAGGTTTCTCCGTCTGCGCGAAACGAGCCTTTCGATATTCGAAATTATGCACATGCTGCATTCAAACTTGCAAGCCCACATTTGAACGATTTTGAGCTCTACCTTAAGCGAACCCGCGGCGAACCGGTCAGCAAACCGGTAAGGCAACAGCAGGATAACCGGCCGAGGGTCATCCACAACAAATATTTGTAGGAGGAATTCTATGGCATTCGGCGGAACAGCGGCGGAAGCGCTGCAGATAAAGCAGCAGGAACTCGACAACTATCTCAAGGCGGAACAGGCTTTTGCCGCCGGCGCGCAGAGCTATAAAATCGGCAGCCGGGAAATTAACCGGATGGATCCGCAGAAGATTCATGCGATTATAAGTCAACTCATGTCTGAAATTGCTATGTTGCGAAACAACGGTCAGCGGCAGAGCTTTTCAGTAATTCCGCGCGATATTTAACAGGGCGGGGGTGATATTATTTCCAGACGCAACAAAAGAAAACCAAGCTCGCGTGCGCAGCCTGCGGCAGACGAAATGCGGAACGCAGCGGCAAAATTTGCGACGGCGGCTTTGAAAACAGCATATAAGGACAGCGGATATTCCGAGAGCGGCGCCAGTTATACCAAGCGCTCTATGAAAGGGTGGCTTGCCGACAGCCGGTCGCCGGTCGAAGATATCGACATGAACCTTTTCACGCTTCGCCAGCGCAGCCGGTCCTTGTACATGGGGTCGCCGATTGGGCGGTCGGCAATAGATACCCATCTCATCAATGTTGTCGGTCCGGGCCTAAAATGCAAACCTCGGCCGGATGCGGCGTTCCTTGGGATAGAAGGCCAAGCGGCGAAAGAGTGGGGTGAACACGTCCTTCGCGAGTTCCACCTTTGGACAAACTCAAAGTTCAGCGATGTCACGCGAATCAATAACTTTGACGAAAATCAGGGACTGCTCCTGACATCATGGCTCTTAAATGGCGACGGGATCGCCCTGATTGACAGCGCACCGCCGACTCCGTATATGCCGTATAGCCTGAGAATCCATATCATTGAGTCGGACCGGATCACAAATCCGGACACAACGGCTTTTTCCGGGCTGGAAGGCCAGGTTTGGTATAACATGCAGAACGGAAATCGGGTATACAACGGCGTGGAGATCGACAATTCTGGCGCCATCGTGGCATATCACGTCTGCAATTTTTACCCGAACAGTTTTGTCCCGAGCATGCAGCCGCGGAAGTGGGCTCGTGTCCAGGCATACGACGAAAAAACAGGCATGCCGAATATCCTCCATGTGATGTACAGCGAGCGCGCGGAGCAATACCGCGGCGTCCCGCTGCTTGCCCCGGTCATCGAATCCGTGAAACAACTTACAAGGTATATCGACGCCGAGACCATAGCGGCCGTTATTAACGGATTTTTCACAGCATTCATCAAAAGTGATACGCCAGAAGATGGAAACCCGGTCCATACATCGGTTCCAGACAGTGAACGCGTCGATAATTCCAAAGAAAATTACGAATTAGGTCCCGGAACGATCAACCGGCTGCTGCCGGGAGAAGAAGTAGAATTTGGGGACCCAAAGCGCCCGAGTCAGAACTTCGACGCTTTTGTAACCTCGATGGCGCGATATATTGGCGCCGCTATCGGTGTCCCATATGAATTACTGCTGAAATCGTTCAACTCCAGTTACTCCGCTAGTCGGGCGAGTTTGTTAGAGGCGTGGAAAGGCTTCAAAACGCGGCGGTCATGGTTTGCAAAAGATTTTTGCCAACCGGTGTATGAATTATGGCTTGCCGAAGCAGTTGCCAGAGGGCGCGTAAGCGCTCCTGGCTTTTTTGATGATCCGGTAATTCGGAATGCCTGGTCGAAAGCCGAGTGGAACGGGCCGTCGCAGGGACAGCTTGATCCACTGAAAGAGGTTATGGCGGCCGAGCACATGGTTAAAAACGGCTTCTCGACTTACGAAAGGGAGACCACGGAGCTTGCCGGAGGCGACTGGGCGGCGAACGCTGAAGAAAATTCAAGAAATGCAAAGATACTGGCGAGTACGAACGCGGTATTCAACCCGGCGGCGACTACTGCAATCTCCAAAAAATCCGAAACGGATGAGGTATCAAGCCAAATTCCGCAAACCCAAAATCAAAAAGAAGGAGGAAAAGAGCCTTGAAGAAAAAATTCTGGCAATTCAAAAATCTTGCCAATGGAAGCGCAGAACTCCTTTTGTATGGTGAGATCATGTCGGAACACAGCTGGTGGGACGATGGGGACGATAACGTCTATCTCAAGGATTTCATTCAGGATCTCGAGTCGCTTGGAAATGTTTCTCAGATCACCTTGCGCATCAACAGCGTGGGAGGCGATATTTTCGCGGCTATTGCGATCTATTCGCAACTGAAAATGAACAGCGCCCGCGTTGTTGCCGTCGTGGATGGCCTTGCCGCATCGGCCGCTACGCTTCCTCTGATGGCAGCGGATGAAATTCAGATTCCGGCCGGGGCAATCATTATGATCCATGACCCGCTCGCAGTAATGACGGGAGAATACAATTCTGCCGACCTTGCAAAGCAGCAAGGCGTCTTGGACACTATCAAGCAGAGCATCATTTCAATCTATTCGGCCCGCACCGGCCTCGATGAGGATTCCATTTCGGAAATGATGAGCGGGGAGACATGGATGCAGGCGGATGAAGCCATCGAAAACGGCTTCGCTGACACCAAAATTGAGGAGAAAATCGATTCTAAAATCGATATGAAAGGACGGAAACTGTATATGAATTCAGTTACCCATGACCTTTCCGGCTACAAAACAATGCCGGAGCTTCAGCATGCCGCGAACATTCAGAACGCCATTGCCGAAGCAAATAAAGATAGCAACTTTGTCACGCGCTTTGTTTTATCGGCAAAAAACATTTTGAAAAAAAGCAAGCAAATCGAAAACACAGCGGCAAAAGACGACGATCCGGACGATGATCCTGACGATCCGGATGATGAGCCGGATGATGAACCCGAGGGTAAAAAGACAACAAAGAACAAAGCACATGCCGCTTTTGTGGATGAGGCTGCCGGTAAGATCGACAAGGACACCCACCTGAAAAACGTTGACGCTTTCAAAAATCTTTGCCCGAATTTTCTCAACCGTATCGTAAATGATGCGAGGACAGAGGAACGTCAGCGCATTCAGGACATCGACGCGTTGGCTGGTCAGGTCGATCCCAAACTGATCAATGATGCCAAATTTGGCGACAAGCCAATGACGGCCATGGAGCTTTCCTATGAATCGATGAAGAGTTCCAACGCAAAAGGCGCAGCATATCTGGCCGCGCGCCAGCAGGCGGCGACAGGTTCAGGCGTGAAGGACGTCGGCGCGGCACCAGGGCAGATGACCGAAGAGAGCGAAGCGCAGAAGCAGGTGGAATACGGCAACATGATTGCCGGATACGCCAATAAGAAAATGAATCCGAACTTTCAGGGAAGAGAGGTAAATAAGTAATGTCAGAACTTTTTCAGCAGATCGGAGAATTCGACTACGACAATCTCGTTTCGGGTGAAAAATTCCCAATTGAGACGAAAGGTGTGACCCTCGTTGCCGGCCAGGGCGTCCTGAAAAGAGGGACGCTGCTCGGTGTGATCACCGCTTCCGGCCTTGCAGTACTGTGCGACAGCACAAAGACAGACGGAAGCCAGGTCCCCAAGTATATTCTGTCCGCAGATACCGACACCGGCGCATCCGGTGCAGCAACCAACATCCCGGCGGTGGCCTACCAGAGCGGCGAATTCAATCCTGCTGCGATTACCACGGCCGCCGGGCAGAACATCAGCGCATTCGCGGATCAGCTCCGCGAGTACAACATCATCCTGAAGGATACCATACCGTATCCTACCAACTAATTTAGAGGAGGAAAAAGACATGCCGAATCAGATCCCTATGTATGAGACCCGGACCCTGTTGGAAGCCATCAAGCGCATGATGCCCGCACAGACATTCCTCAGGGATACCTTTTTCAATCAGCCACAAACCTTTTTAACCGAAAATGTGGATGTCGATTTTCAGAAAGAAAAGCGCCGTGTCGCGCCGTTTGTCGCGCACGGAGGCTTTACAATGGATCGGCAGGGATTCGTGACGCGGAATTATAAACCGCCGCTGATCGCGCCGCAGCGCAAGCTTACCGTCGAAGATATCAACACCCGCTCCATGGGCGAGAATATCTACAGCCAGCGGACGCCTGAACAGCGCCAGGCGGAACGCATCGCGGATGATCTGGCGTTTTTTGAGACGACCATCACCCGCCGTGAGGAAATCATGTGCAGGGATATCCTTACCACAGGCAAATGCACGATCAAAGGCTACGTTGACGATGACCAGAAGAACATCATCCAGGACGAGATCGATTACAAGTTCGATCAGTTTGTGACTTTGAGCGGTGCGGACTTGTGGTCTGCCTCAACGGCGCATCCCTATGAAAACCTGAAGGCATGGCGCATGCAGGTCCTTAGGAATTCCGGATCCGCACCGAACATTGCAATCATGTCCGGGAATGTGGTGGAAAGATTCATACTTGCGGAAGAAATCAAGAGCATTCTGAATCGAAATATCGTTCTCGGCACACTACAGCCGACCACCAGCGGATATCAGTCTCAGCTTGGGTTCGGAATTTCGGTTCCCCTTGCTGACTACGGCGGCCAGGTAACATTCGTTGGTCTCCTGCCGGGCCTTGGCCTTGAAATCTATCAGTACGATGAGTGGTACGACGACGAAAATGGCGTGACACAGCCGATGATCCCGGATAACCTCGTCATTCTTGGAAAGAAAAACATGGGCAAACGCCTTTACGGCGCTGTTACGCAGATGGAACAGGACGAACAATTCCATACCTATGAAGGGCAGCGTGTCCCAAAGGTATGGGCGAACATTAATTCCGATGTGAGGATGATCCGCACGTCGGCCCGTCCGCTTCCGGCTCCGGACGTCATCGAAGACTGGCTTGTCGCCACAGTCATGTAAGGAGGACTTGAAATGCTGATTGTTTCAAAAGGAACCGTCGTTCACGACGGAAAAGAATACCACAGCGGCGAATTAATCAACGATATCACGGTCCAGCAGCGCGACCGGCTTGTTTCGCTTGGCGCATGCCAGTATGTTCCAGAACAACCCGCGGCCGTGAATGCCATACCGGGCGCTTCCGCAGCCGGGGGGACGCAGCCCGATGCTGGAAATGCTGAAAAGCAGCCCGATGCCGCGACCTTGCACCTGAATGTTGACCCGGCAAAGGCCATTCAGGCCGACAAGAAGAAATAATGGATAGTCCGTTTCAGCAGCAGATGTCCGCCGACCTTGATGAGGCGTTTTTTGACACGGATATTTTTGCAGAAATGCACAATATAGACGGTCAAGACTATGCCTGTATCATCGATACGGATGTTTCTCAACCGCTCACGCCAGCAGCTGACCGCCGCGAAGGTACCTATACGGACAAAATTATGCTGTTTGTACGGCAAAAAGACTTGCCCTGGGGAGCCGGAATATGACCAAATGATGGCGGTTGACAATATCCGATATCGTATCATCAACGTTAATACATTCGGCGGGGTGTATGAAATTACGCTGGAGGCGGTCGCATGATCAGCATCTCGGTTGAAGGCGAGAATGCCGTCAAGGGAAGCGCTTCGAGGTTCACCAAAAAAGGTGAACCTTGTGCTGTCCCGGGCGGTAAACCGCACTGTGACCAATGTCAAATCCAATATTTCAAAGCAGGTTCGGGCGGAATATGTCATAAAAGCTTCGGACGTGAAGAATTCTCTCCATATTACCAAGGCAACAACGTCCAAGCCTTATGCAATTGTCAGATCCGCCGGGAAAAAAATAGACCTGACAAAATTCCGGATAAGTCCAAAGGAGCCGAACCCCAAGAACCCGCCGCGGGGTGGTTATAAAGTCCAAGTAAAAAAGAGCGAGGGACTCAAAGTCGTGGATCGCGGCTTTCTGGCTTACGCAAAAGGTTCGCTTGGACTTTTTCAGCGCATCGGAAGTAGCCGTGAACCGATAAAGCGCCTCATGGGACCGTCTATCCCGGAAATGATCAACCGACCGAAGATCATCAATTACATTGAAGAGCAGGCGGGGACTATGCTTGAGAAGCGCTTAGGCCATGAAATGGAAAGAGTACTGGGGGCAAAAGCAAAATGACACCGCTTGATTTGCAAAAAGCCGTTGTCGCTGAGGCAACGAGCCTATTTCAGGGGAAGCAGTTTTTCCAGCCCCGGAAGAAGACCACCGATCCAAAAGTGCTTGTGCCTCTCAATATCTACCCTCAAGCTCTCCCAATGGAGGAAGGGTATGCATTTAGCAAATATGTTCCATATGTGACAGTTCAACTCAAAGGTGCAAAACAGGAAGAAGAAACAGAACCGAATGAAGCCACCCTGTTCTTAAATCTTTGCATTTTTGATGATGACAAGTCAAATCAGGGGCATGTGACGACGGTCGACATGATCGAAAAAATGCGTCAAGACTTCTTCAAAAAGAGAATCATCGGCGGAAAATATTCGATCAAACTTCCATTTGAGTATGAGCTGAACGACCAGGAAATCTATCCCTATTATGTGGCAGTCGCGGAAACTCACTGGAATTTGCCGCTGATACTGCCGGAAGATGAAAATTTATAAGGAGGAAAAAGCCATGATGAGCAGTTATTTGCATGGAATTTATGGCAGCCAGGAACCGACGTCGACGCCGATTGAGAATACAGCAACGTCTGGGATTCAAGCCGTGGTCGGCACGGCGCCGGTGAATCTGCTGGATAACCCCGCGGCTGCCGTAAATACGCCGATTTTGCTGAACAATATTCGTGAAGTGAATGGAAAGTTAGGGTATAGCTCGAATGTCGATCAATTTACCCTGATGCAGGCTGTCCATTCCTCGTTTGAGGTCTTTAAGGTTGCGCCGATCGTTGTGATCAACGTCCTCGACCCGAAGAAACATACGGCGGATGAAACGGTTAGCGGAGAGTTGGCGAACGCCGGGATCAGCATTGCCAAAGAAGGAATCCTGCTTTCAACCATCAAAATGACGTCGGAAGATGGCGTAACAACCTATACTCTTGGCACGGATTACTCTGCCGCTTTCAGCGAAGACGGTACCGTACTCGTTACCCCGGCGGCGACCGGAACGGCCATCAGCAAAAAGGTAAAAATCGAGTATTCGCGGTTAGACCCTTCGAAAGTCACGGACGAGGATATTATCGCAGGCATTCAGCTGATTGACCGCGTTTTTCCATTGCTACAGGTCATCCCTGAAATCCTTCTGGCACCGGGATATTCCCAGCAGAAAGACGTTGCTGCGGCGCTCGCCACAGCGGCGCAGAGTGTCAGTACGGTATTCAAGGCAACGGTACTCGCCGACATCGACAGTGCAGCAAGCAAGACCATTTCAACGGCAATCAGTGCGAAAGCGTCTCAGGGGATGAACAACAGAGATATTATCCCGTGTTTCCCGAAAGTCATGACGACGGGCGGAAAAACCGTCTGGATGTCGGCGCAGCTTGGTGCGCTGATGGAGGCAACGGACAGTGCCAACGAAAGTACGGCATTCGTCTCTCCGTCAAACAAAAAATTCAAGATTTCGGCCGCGGTTCTGGCCGACGGAACTCCAATTTCGTACACTCTGGAGGAAGCAAACCAGCTGAACGGCGAAGGAATTTTTACTGCGCTCAATTTCCTCGGGTGGAAGAGCTGGGGCAACAACACCGGAATTTATTCCTTCTCCGATGAGCAAAAAGGGAAAAACTTTGACGAACGAGACCGGTTTATCAGCATCAAGCGCTCTTTCGACTGGCAGAATAATACCTTTATTTGCCGGTATTTCAGCGAGATCGATGATCCTTTGAACCTAAAGGCCACACAGGCGCTCGTTACCGACGAAAATCAGTTCTACAATGCCTTTATCGCCGAGGGAAAAGTTGCCGGTATGAGCATTAATTTTAACGAAAGTAACAATCCGACGGCTCAGATTTTAGCTGGAAAAATCATTTTCAAGCAAAAACTGGCACCATACACACCGCTTGAAGCGATCGAAAACGACATGCAATTCGATCCGACTATGATTAAGTCGGCTTTTTCAGGGGGGGATAACACATGAATTCGATTCCTCAGTTCCTTCAGAATTTTAATATCTATGCCGCGGGTAATAAGCTGGTCGGCGTCAGTGGGGACGTGACATTGCCGAAATTTGATAACATCGGAGATACCATTTCGGGTGCCGGAATCCTCGGCGAATTCGAAACGCCCGTGCCGGGAGCCTTTAAGAGCCAGCAGCTTGAAGTTGGATTCCGCATCATCGACCAGACCATATTCGAGATGGCGGCTCAGGATCAATCTTTGCTGACTTTCCGCGGGTCACAGCAGATCAACGACTATACCAAAGGCGGGATCGTGAATCAGGCAATCCGCGTCGAAAGTAAAGGCGCCTGCAAAGGTATAGAGCTCGGAAAGGCGGCACCCGGGAAAGCGACGGACAGTAAGTATACGCAGGAAGTCCTTTTTATTGCCGTCTATATCGGCGGTCAGGAAGAGCTCTATCTGGATAAGCTCAACTACATTTACCGGCTCCATGGCAAGGATATGCTGGCCGGAATTCGGTCGAACATTTAGGAGGACAATATTATGAGCAAAGAAGTTTCGTCGGCAGCGACGGTTACGGTTCTGGAAAACAAGTCTGAAGCGGACGATACGCTTGTTATCAAACTGCATTGTCCGTATCAGTTCGAGGGTAAAGAGTACAAAGAAATCGATTTGCGTGGGCTGAATGACCTGACATGCAATGACGTCATCAATATGTCAAAGGATTTTAACCGGATCACAGGCGGCTCCGACAATATGATGGCCGCCATTGTTCCGGAAAGCAGCCTTGAGTATGTGACTTTCGTCGCATCGAGGGCGACAGGACTGCCGATTGAATTTTTTCAGCAGCTCCCGGCGTTTGAGTCCGGAAAACTCAGGGTAGCTGTTATCAGTTCTTTTCATCCAGCGGACTGACTGGCCTTTCGCGCTACGACTTCGAGAAAATCTTTATCTCTCTGAGCATCAGCACCCACACGGGAATTGGATTTTTCCGAGCCCTTACAATCGGAGAGCTCGGCGAATACGAAAGCGCGGTAAACGAGGTAATCGAAAAAATAACGAGTGAAATGGGGGAGACCAGTGGCGAACAGTTATGAGCTTCTGCTGAAAATCGGCGGCCAGTTGGAAAGCAGCTTCGGAAAGTCTGTAAACAGCGCCACAAAATCCCTGTCCGGCATAGGCAAGACCGTAAGCACCGTGAAGAACATGGTCGTCGGTGCGCTCGGGGCCGCCGGAGTCGGATTATCCCTCAAAACTCTTATTGACACCGGCGGTGAGGCCGAAAAGACAACGGCGCAGATGAATGCGGTCCTGAAATCAACCAAGGGAATCGCCGGAATGTCGGCAAAGCAGCTGAATTCTCTCGCACTGGCTCAACAGGGAGTAACAACCTACGGTGAGGACACGACCAAACAGGCCGAAAACATGCTTCTCACCTTTACAAATATTCGCTCAAATGTGTTTCCACAAACGCTCCAAGCCACGGAAGACATGGCAACGGCGATGAAAATGGATGCTTCAAGCGCCGCAAAAACTCTTGGGAAAGCGTTAAATGACCCTGCGACAGGCCTTTCAAAACTCACTAAACAGGGAGTCACTTTTACCGCTTCCCAAAAAGCACAGATTCAGGCGATGCAGAAGGCCGGGAACGTCGCGGGCGCACAAAGCATTATGATCCAAGAAATTGAACGGGAATTCGGTGGGAGTGCGAAAGCTGCCGGGCAGACGGTGACCGGCCAGATGGCCATTATCAAAAATACTCTGCATGGCACTTTGGAACAAATAGGCCTGATGATTCTACCCACTATTAGAGCGCTTTTGCCCCAGGTTACCGGACTGCTGAAGCAGGCCGCAGCGAACCTCGCTGCGCATCAGGAAGACATCAAACGGGGGCTTGCGCAGTTCGCTACCGGCGCAACGACTATTTTTACAAAGGTCGTTCCGGCAATTTCCGCGGCGGTCAGTAAAATCGTGCCTGTGATATCCGGCGCAGTTAAAAGCATTCTTCCTGTTTTGAAAGACGCTTTCAATTTTGTCATTTCACATAAGGACCTCGTTATTGGGGCGATAGCCGGGATAGGCGCAGCGTCGGGGGCCATGAAAGTCGGCAAAATATTTACCGAATTTACCCGGGGCATGAAAGCAATAGGACCGACTACAACTTTAGTTGGTAAATTAGGCTTTGCACTGACCGACCTGAAAACATCGCCCAGTATTCTAAAGGGCCTTGCCAATGGATTCAAGGATATCTTTGGACTTGATCCGAAGCTCCTTTTGATCGCCGCTGCCATTGCGGCAATTGCAGCGTTGGCTTTTCTGATCGTCAAGAATTGGGGACCAATCTCCGCTTTTTTCAAAAAATTGTGGGGAGATGTCACCGGGGCTTTCAATTCAGCAAAAGCAAAAATAGGCAACTTTTTCAGCGGCATCGGCACTGGATTCAGTCAGTTCTTAACCGGAATCAAAAGCCTGTTGGGGAAAATCAAATCTTTCTTCACAGCGGCATTCGCTCCCATCGTGAAAAGCGTAATTGGTCCGTTCAATCAGGTCAAATCCGGAATAAGTAACATCTTGAACGGCATGAAGAATATTTTTCAAGGTGCATGGACGGTTATCAAAAATGTGACGCTAGGGCCCGCACTGCTGATTTGCGATCTGCTTACTGGAAATTTCGGCAAAATGAAAACCGACTTTTTCCGTATTCTGAATAACCTGAAGCAGGGATTCACTCAAATCTGGAACGGGATCAAGCAGTATTTCACCGGTATTCTTCAGGCGATGGCGGGAGTTTTCGGAACTGTAGGCAATGTGTTCCTGACTATCGGCAATTCGATAGGCTCTACGCTCGGTTCCCTTTTTACAAATTTGTGGAACGGAATCAAAAATACCGCCGTAAACGTCTGGAACGGGTTGCTTTCTTTCTTTTCGAGTCTTCCGCAAAGATTTACCAGCTTCATGTCCGGTGTCGGGAACGCGATTATCCACGGATTCGACAGTGCAGTCACCTTCATTAAAAATCTGCCGGCGGAAATGCTCCAATGGGGCAAAGACATGATCAATGGCCTCATCAATGGAATTAAGGGTGCAATCGGTGGGGTACAGCAGGCCGCGGGAAATGTGGCGAAAACGATTCGCTCATTTCTGCATTTCTCGGTTCCTGATACAGGCCCTCTGAAAGACGCTGCAAGTTACGGCCCGGATTTTATAAAGCTGTATTCTAGCGGAATCACGAAAAGCATTCCGAACCTAAAAAAGGCGGCGCAGGCAGCGGCAGGCGGCGTAAACGCGGGAATCAACAAGCCAATTTCAAAAATTACGCCATTCCCCGGAGCCGCGGGCGGCGGAAACGTATCGGGAGGTCAACCGGCCTCATTCAATGTCAAATATGAGCAGAAAATTATCATTCAAGGCAATGCGTCGAAGGACGATGTAACGCAGGCACTTGACGAAGGACAACGGAAATTCGATGAGTACATGAGAAAATGGCGCTCTGAAATCAAGCGCCGCACTGGAAAGGACCCGATCCCCGTATGAATACTTACACAACGGTTCTCGGCGACACATGGGATCTGATAGCGCTGAAAGCCTACGGGGACACAAAATACGTTGATACGCTGGCAGCGGCAAATCAAGATGAAGAACTCCTGTCAACGGTTATCTTCGGAGCCGGAACGACGGTCAATGTGCCGGATTTGCCGCCGAATCAGCAGGACGACGACAGTTTACCACCGTGGAGGTCATCATGAGACATATCGGAGTTGAACTTACCTACCAAGGCAAAAACATCACAAAAAGTATCCAAAGCGATCTTACCAGCTTTTCTTATGACGAAAAGGCTGCCGGTACCTCCGACAGCCTTTCTCTCACCCTTGCAAACAAGTCACTGAAATGGCTGAATGGGTGGTTTCCGGAAACCGGAGATCAGATCCATGGGAAATTTCTGACGTATGACTGGAGCAGGCCGGGTGAGATCAATGCGCTGGATTACGGAAGCATGGTAGTCGATGAACCGGAATTTACTGGGCCGCCGAATGTTTTTACGCTCAAGGCACTCTCTGTTCCGGCAGCCGCCGGATACAGCGATACCCCGGCGGATCACACTTGGACGAAAATTTCCATGAAACAGCTCGGCCAGTCCATAGCAAAAAAATATGGCCTGTCATTCCTTTACGATGCACCGGATTTTATAATTTCGTCGCTCAAGCAGTCAAATCAGACGGATTCGGATTTTCTGACCGAAACAGCGTCAAAATATAACCTTTGTGTCAAAATATTTTCGAACCGGCTCGTTATTTACAGCAAAGCGGCTTACGAAAAGCGGGCACCTGTTGCGATGTATACTCTTGGCAAATCCAATATTTCAAGTTATCAGCTTTATGCCCCGACGGTAGGCACCGGATACTCTGCGGTGATTGAAAGTTATAAGCCGCCGAACAGCAAAAAGCAGCTATCCTATACCTTCCGGGTCCCGGGAACGTCTGGCGGGAAAACGCTGACGGTCAACGAAAGCGCTGATGATCTCGCACAGGCGGAGATGATCGCGAAGGCAAAGCTTAGGGAGAGTAACGAGCAGATGTATCATGGGACGTTGACGGTAGCACTTAATCTGCGGCTCGCCGCGGCTTGTATCATCCAGCTTGCCGGATTTGGCAAGTTCGATGGCAATTACTTCACCGACTCGGCCACTCATTCCGGCGGCGATCAAGCGGGGCAGACCGAAGTCGAAATCCATAAATGCCTGAAAGGCGGGTATTGATGAAAACTCAGGCGGTTTTACAAACAGGAACGGTTCAATCGATCAATTATGCAGCCGGAACGGTTAACGTAACCTTCACCGACATTTCGGACAGCGGCGGGAACGATCTACAGATGTTCGGACCGGTCTACAAAATGCCGGAAATCGGTGATATCGTAGCCTGTATTTTTCTTGACAATAACCCGACGCGCGGCTTCTGCCTTGGAAAACCATTCTCCGAAGACTCGCCGCCGGCTGTTTCTGGCGAAGGAATCTTTTATCTTGATCTCTTTGGGGAAGGGTTTATTAAATATGATCGTTCCTCGAAAACGCTAACGCTTCACGCCGACCACGTTGTCACCGAGCAGGAGGCGAGCAGCTGATGACGAGCCTGATTGCATATTGGGGCCATGAGTATTTTAGGGTCACACAGCGATTCGTTTTCACGTTCAATAACTTCGAGCGCGATTCCGGCGGCCGGTACAACTATCTGGAGCGGATCGGCATGAAGCCAATGACCGATTATGCAGGCCCCGGTCTGGATCAAATAACCTTCACGGCAATTCTGGAAAAATCGCTGGGGCTGAATCCGCGCTCGGTCGTCGGTTGGTGGAACAGACTTTCCAATTCCGGAAAGGCGGACGTGCTGGTCGTTGGGAACAAGATGGTAGGTCAAAATAATTGGCTTCTGAAATCCGTAAAGGAACATTGGAATACTATCGACGGGAAAGGAAATGTGCTTTCCGGAACGATGGATTTAACTTTTGAGGAGTATATGGACACATGATCGAGCTGGGAAAATTAGTTACGACAGGGGATATTGACCCAACAATTTTACGCCGGATTAACCGGACTCTATCGATCGTTAAGGGGACCGTGCCGCTCGACCGGAATTTAGGCGTTGATTTGGATTCCATCGACAACGTCCAAGACGCGGTAGGGGGTCTCTTGATGGTCGAGTATTGCCGGTGCATGCTGCAATATTTCCCGGATTACGAAATTACGGATATTTCCTTCGAGGTTGATGGGGGAAAAGTAACGCCGACGGTGGTGATAGGCTATGCCTGATTTTTCGCAGATTCAGCAGTTTCCAGACCTCAACTTTTTAGATGCTTCCGCCAACTCAATTCTTTCGGCCGAAATATCAGCCTACGAAGACACTTACAAAAGCCTGACGGGGAAAGGGACTACTGTCCAGCCGGGAGACGATGTCTATATTCTGCTCCGCGCGCAGGCCCTCAGAACGTATTCCATCCTTCAGTCGCTCAACTATACCGCCCGCCAAAACTTTTTGAAATATGCAACGGGAAACAGTCTCGATAACCTTGCGGCGAATACGGGGTGCACCCGGTCGCAGTCCACGGCAGCGGTGACGACGATACAGTTTTCCCTCGGGAAAGCGCAGACGGTGGATATCATAATCCCGCAGGGGACGCGGGCGACGCCCGGTAATGAACTCTATTTTGCTACAGACAAAGAAGTGAAGCTTCCGGCCGGGAATACGGCTGTAACGGTTTCGGCTACATGCCAGACAATGGGTACCGCCGGAAACGGCTACGTACCAGGGCAAATTAACACTCTCGTCGACCCTGTATCGTTTATCTCGTCGGTCGCCAATACGGATACCAGCGAGGGAGGAAGCGATACGGAAGACGATATGTCTCTTGCAGAGAGGGTATTCAACTCGCCAGAAAGCTTTTCGGTGGCGGGACCGTCTGGAGCGTATGATTATTTCGCCCGGAAGTACAGCCCGGAAATCATCGACACGAAAACGACTTCGCCCAGCGCCGGGGTCGTTAATATGCGGGTACTGCTTTTCGGCGGCGCTCTCCCAAATGAAGCACTCCTGAATGATTTGCAGGAATACATCGGAGACCGAAATAGGCGCCCGCTTACCGACAATTATTTGGTCGCTGCGCCGGACGTCGTGAATTACGACGTGACATTTACCTATTACATTGACCCGGCGGACGCCGGCAATGCGCAGAACATTCAGGCCGCAGTCACGGCCGCCGTAAATAACTACGTCCTATGGCAAAAAAGCAAGATTGGCCGGGATATTGTTCCCGACCGGCTGACGGCTGCAGTTATTCAGGCAGGAGCGAAGCGAGTCACCATGACCGCGCCGGTGTTTACCCAAATTGCGGAGACGGCTGTTGCCGTCGCGGGGATGCCGAAGGTTACATACGGGGGGATCGACAACGTATAGGAACATTTATAATATCAGACTTGTCGAATTGATGCCGCCGGGGATGACCGAAGAACCGAAAATTACAGCGGAGTGTGCGGCTCTGGATGCAGCACATAATTTTATCATTCAGGCAATTCAAAGCGTCTCCATCCTTTCAGAAGTTGATCGACAAGACGACAGCGTGACCGACATGCTGGCTCTCCAGCAGCATGTCGATTACTATAATCAAGCTCTCCCGCTTGAAACACGCCGGAGCCTCGTTAAAAACAGCGGGCATATCCATAAGATCAAGGGAACGCCCGCAGCGGTCGAAGAGGTGGCACGGATCGTTTTTGGCTCTGCAACCGTGCAGGAATGGTTTGAATACGGCGGAAAGCCGTTCTGCTTTCGCGTTCTAATCAACGAATTCCCGAATTCCGGTAAGCAGATGGACGAGGTTCACCGCGCAATTGCGAGCGCGCAAAATGTCCGAAGTCATCTTGACGACGTGATTATTATTGCATCGACAGCGGCGGCGACGGCTTATCTCGCGGGTGTGGTGCAGATGTCAGTTAATTTTACTTTAACGCAGGATAAAGCGTAAGGGGGCGGCGATATTGGCAAACGGATTCGGATCAATGGTATTTACGGACGATGGCCGGAACCTCCTCGCAAAAGCGCAGACAGGGGTTCAGCTGGAATTTACGCGGATCGCGGTCGGTGACGGAATGCTCAACGGACAAGACGCCACAAAGTTCAAGCATCTTCTCGACGAGGTACTGAGCCTGAGTATTTCAGAAATCATTTACAGCGGATCCGGGCAGGCGGTCCTTAAAAGCGTCTTAAATAACGAATCCCTTTCAAAAGGTTTTTACTGGCGCGAAATCGGCGTTTTCGCAACCGACCCGCAGCTCGGTGAAATTCTTTATGCTTACACAAATGCAAATGACGGAGAAATTTATGTGCCGGATAAGGCGACAAATATCTATACCACGCCGCTTAACCTAAATCTATATATTTCCAATGCGTCAAATGTAACTGCCGTAATCGACAGCAGCCTCGTTTATGCGACAAAGCAAGATATAGCAGATATCAAAAGCGGAGTAATTACCGTAGGAATGGCGGCGAAAGTTTCGAACGTACTTACTTTTTCGGGCGGATCAACGGTGTCCTTTGATGGAAGCGCGCCGCAAACCGTGAAAATTCCTTCTCAGCCTGCCGATGTGAGAGCCGCGACTGCCGCGCAGGGCGACGAAGCAGATACTGCTGTCCAGTCCGCGACACTCGACGGGAAGGCAGTACCAAAAAGCGGGACGACGTTGCAGATCCCAATGCCGACTGCCGCTCAGGTGGGGGCCTTACCAGCTACAACTACTGCCCTCAAAAATCCGTCCGCTCTTACCTTTTCAACTGGTTACGGCGGCGACACGGGTGCCTATGATGGCAGCACAACGAAGACGGTGAGCATCCCCAAAATCACGATCACAGATACCGACCCGGGCAGTACCTATATTGGTGACGGCTGTCTTGTGGGGGTGTACAAAACATCATGAGCCTAATTGCATCATCGGGCGGCGTGAACCGTATTCCTGCGAATTGGTACGGAGCGGCCGGCGGAGTGAGCCGAAAACTGCAAAGCATCTACGGAGCAGCGCAGGGGGCGAACCGGAAACTGTTTAGCGGAGCAATTACATGGACAGTCAAATATAATCAGCCAGACGATGCCAATTACTATGGCAGTAGCAATGACAGAATATCCTTTTCTGCTAGAGGATTTAGTAGCATAAGGGCAATTATGAACCTTGTTTTTTCTGAACCAATTTATGTTAGCTCCATTGATTTGTACACATGGGAAGTTTACTATTTTCCTGCATCATATGGTTTTCAGCTAGACAGCCAGGGCTATAGGGGTCTCAACGATGGGGCAAAGAACATATTGCTTAACAAAGAATTAAGCAAAGTTACATTTGACTGTGAATATGAAGGAGCCGGTCGTGTAGAAGGTGTGGAATTTCAAATGCTAATTCATTCGCGCGATTACGGTAAATTTTATTTAAACCTTTCCGGGACGTCAGATCAATAGGAGGTATGGTAAAAATGACTAATTTCCATAATTTGGTTCGGGGGGGGGGGGCAGCTATGTAACTGATTGTGCATACTGCCGAAACCCTGCGGGTGACAGACTATGAGCGGGCTGTATGGCGCGGTTGGCGGCGTCAACCGCGAGATAAAAAAACTGTATGGCTCTAAAGATGGTGTAAACCGAGAAATTAAAAAATTATGGGGAATGAAGGATGGAATAAACCGGAAACTGTTCAGCGGTGCAATTACATGGCAGGGATCATGTGAGTGGAGCGCCTCATTTTACCCAAATGTCGCAGGCAGTGATTATAGACAAGCTACTTTTGTTGAGCCTATCTATATTAATTCATTGACGTCAGATATAGAGGCAAATACGACGGGCAGCGCAAGTGCAAGTGCTTTCACCAAGGTTATATATGCAGATGGATCAAGCGTGTTATTGGGACAGATTGATACTAACAAATTAATAGCGAGTATCCTGACAGGAGTGTCTTGGGGTAGCGGAACAGGCGGTGAGGTCCTTTTTCATTCATATCTGATAGTTCATTCCCGTGAATATGGAGACTTCCACTTAAATAGTTCCGGGACGTCAGATCAATAGGAGGTATGGTAAAATGACGAATTTCCATAATTTGGTTCGGGGGGGGGGGCAGCTATGTAACTGATTGTGCATACTGCCGAAACCCTGCGGGTGACAGACTATGAGCGGGCTGTATGGCGCGATTGGCGGGGTCAACCGGGAGATCAAAAAACTGTATGGCTCCGTAAATGGCGTAAACCGGGAGATCAAAGAACTTTGGGCGGCGAAGGATGGAGTAAACAGACGGATTTTCAGTGCAGCGGTTGGGTGGAATTATGTTGCAAAAGACACGAGCGCAACCACTAATGGCCGTTGCAGCATAACCGTTGGAGATAAAGAAATATATGCGGATTCAACCCTTTATGCAGGCACAAATCACGATACTAATGGCGAAATAACTTTTACGTTTTCTGAGCCTATATATATTTTATCTGTTGATAGCAAGACGCTTATAAATAACTATGGTAGTGGAGACAGTTACATTCATGCCATGTTCGGAAATAATACGCTCTATTTGGGCAACTCATCGAACCCATCTTCCGAAGTTAGCCAAACAAACCAGATCAATGCTCTGATTGATTCTATTAAAATAATGGTCCTTCATGGCTCGTATTCCGTAGGCGACCCGCTATACATGAGCGGCCACACTGAACTTTTACTGCATACCAGAGATTACGGCGACTTTTATTTGAACAATTCCGGCTCATCAGATCAATAAAAAAATTAGGAGGTTTATATTATGCAACTCAAATTTTCAGGTCCTTCGGGCACAACTTTGGACGTGCTTGCGGTCAACGGCCAGTCAATCAATTTTCAGGGTGCGAACCGGGACAGCCTCGAAATCCAGATCGCCAAATCTGCGATCACGTTTGACGCGCTCGACAAACTAACGGCCACACAGACCAATATGGCGCACCTGACGCTCATCGACGGCGACAAGCAGTACGTCCACGACAATTACAGTTTGCGCGCGTCGCTCGCCCTGAAACCCGTCGTGACGACGCCAGCGACATCGACTGCGCCCGCCGTCACCGAGGATAGACTGTGCGTCACGCTGGCACAGAAAGCCTATCAGGAGCAGCAGGTTGAGCAGTTGCAAGGTAGCGTCGATGCGCTGACTTTATCGGCACTGGGGGCGAAATAATGTATTACACACTGTTGAGGCTTTATACCTCGAAACGACTTCCGGCGGACAACCTCAAAAAGGCCGTCACGCTCGGCTGGATCACCGCCGCTGACTACAAAACGATCACCGGCACAGATTACACCGCGTAGCCGCTCCAACCGGGGCGGCTAAAATTATGCAAATTTATAGGAGGGACTACATAATGCTTGGTATCGACATCTATAATCGCACCCGCGTAAACGGCCTTGACCTTGCGCGGGTAAAGGCGGCCGGGTACAGCTTTACCATCGTCAAGGCAACGGAGGGCGTGAGCTACACCGACCCGTCCTTTACCGCTAACGTGGACGGTGCGCGCGCAGCGGGTCTGCTTGTGGGCGCTTACCATCTGCTGCGGGCGACGCCCATCGACCAACAGGCGGCGGATTTTTTGGCGGCAATCAGCGGGCACGGCCCATACTGCTGTCTTGCAATCGATGTGGAGGACGTGGGCGGCCCGGAGCTATCCAATCTCGGCAAAGCAGCCATTACAGATCGCATCCTTACGATTTACCGGGCAGCCCGGGCCGCTGGATATACTTGCCCGGTATACGTCTACGCCTCGGCGGCTTGGCTGCGCAGTCTGATCGACGTCACGGTCTGCCGCAAGGCGGGGCTGCTTATCTGGATAGCCGCGTACAGCAACGACACGCCGGACAGCACTGACAGATCGGCTGACTGCGATATGTGGCAATGGTGCAGCGACGGCAAAGTGCCAGGCGTCACGGGCAATACCGACTGCGACGTCTGCTACCGGGGGATTGATTCTTCCGCGCCGGCTAAGCCTGCCGTTCCGCAGAACGTCGGCGTCAATGCCTGGTATCGTGTGCGCGCGGGCGGTGTATGGCTGCCGGAGGTCCGTGATCTGACCGACTTCGCGGGCAGAAGCAATGGCACTCCAATTACGGACGTTGCCGTGCGGGTGTCGGCAGGTACTGTCAAATACCGTGTCCATGTACTGGGTGGTAATTGGTTGCCATATGTGACCGGCTGCAATGTCAACGACGGCTCCAACGGATATGCCGGGGGCGGCAAGCCGATTGATGCGGTCGAAGTCTATTACACCACGCCGGACAGCATTCGGCCCTACAAGCGCGCGAAGTACCGTGTGGCGTCGGGTGCTGGGGGCTATTATCCGTGGCAGTATGACGACCAGACCACAGACGGGCAGGATGGATATGCAGGCAGTTTCGGGCGTGAGATCGGCAAGTTGCAACTATGCATTGAGTGAGGTGACAGGGGTGGACATGACGGAGATCGCGCAGACGGCCGCGCAGGCACTTGACAGCGCGAAATCAGCCCATCATCGCATTGACGAGCTGGACGCCGAGGTGAAGGACATCCGGGGTCTGACCGCCGCAATGGCGCGGGTCAACGAAAAGGTCGACAATCTGAAATCGGATGTCGACGAGATCAAGACCGACGTCAAGAGCATTTCAGCCCGTCCGGGCCGCTGGTGGGACAAGCTGGTGGCGGCGATCATCGGAGCGATCGGGGCGGGGGTCGCGACGGCAATTCTGGCGGCAATTATGAGATAGCCGGTCAAACCGGCGGAAAGAAGGTCTATATGACAAAAAAGGAATTGTTTGTCAACGCGGCAAAGGGTGCGGGGAAGTGCAAAATCATCCTTGGAATCCGGATGCCCGACGGTACGAAAGAACTCATCATCAACGACAACGTGCAGAACAAGGTAGATTATGTCTGCGGAAAGTATGACGATAATCTGAAAATGCACGGAGCGCCGATTCAGATCGAAGAGTTTTTGTTCGTTCGGAAATAATAGCCGGTAAACCGGCGGAAAGTGTGATTTTATGAATCAGAATGTTGTTACATTACTTATCATCGGCGGCGCATTGCTTGTGTACACGGGTATCGTCGTTGTGGCCGAAAAGCTGAAATCCAAAAAGCTGACAACGAAAGCAGAGAAGACGCTCGACAAGGTAGACAAGGGCCTTGATTACGCGCAGACACTTGCCGCAGCCGTCAATCCGTTTCTGCCTGGTATCGCAGGCACAGTGATTACTAAAACACTGACAGCCGCACAGAAAGCTGTGAAATGTGTGGAAGCACCGTTCAAGGCGACTCTCTCCACAGACCCGAATGCAGCCGATACCCGTCAGGCTCAGGCAACCAGTTTGACTAAATCCGCGCTGGCGCTTGACGGTATTGCCGATACAGCACAGATTGACAAATTGATTGATGCAGCAATTCCGGTGCTGGTCCTCGCACTGCCGAAGACGCACACGGACATGACCCCGGCAACGCCCAAACCGCAGGTAGTCGCGCAGCCCGAAAGCGGGACGGTCACCACGGGCGCGATGTAA